CAAAAGTAAAATCACCTTAAGAGTCGAACAGAGACGACACTCTCTCTCATAGAGGATACCCAAGTGGTAAACGAAACGACCGTTAGAAGATTACGTGACTGAAATTCGCTCCCCACGCTCTAATGGTGACTCCAAATCCCCTTATCGTGGCTCGCTTAAACGGAATACAATATCCAGTTTCGGAACACACTCTTCTTTAACTGGATTTATCTTGTTTATGTGGTATTTGTTTTGTTAGATACAAAGTATCTAAGGAGAACAAAGTATGAGTGAGAAGATTACTTTAACCGAAGTTAGAAAAGATGGAACCACAGTCGAATCCATCAGTATCAGTCGCGAAGACTTAAATATCGGAGTCAATGCCCTCCGGGAACTACGCCGCAACAATATGGGGTTGGTAACATACGGCCAGATCAAAAAGCTTGAAGACCACATCAAAACAACTGGTAAAACTCGATACACCAAACGAGAACTTCATGAAATCATTGGAGAAACTGAAAATGCCATATAAGTACAAAATTGATGTTTATCAACTAACCAACAAAACCACCTACTCGGGTGAAATGGATTCCCTAAACGAAGTCAACATCATCTTGAAACAAGTCGAAAAGAAACTAGTCAAAGATGAGACAGCAAGAATCACCTTCACTTATACGGAAATCAACGAGAAAAAAACCACCTCAGAACGTGCCAAGATTCGCAAAATCGTCGAAGAAGAATATGACAAGGTCATGAGTGAAAAGAAGGTAAGAATATGAAAGACAAAATATGTTCAATCTGCAAAAAGCCCTTTAGCGAATATGGTAATAACCCCGCTCCATTTCATGGCGGGGTATGTTGTGATGATTGCAACACTAAGTATGTCCTTCCCCTTCGTATCTATCAAGGCACTCGAAAACCACAGTATGCACTCCACTTTAAAGAAGATGGAACGCTCGAAACACTGAAACCTAAAGATAAATACTTTACCCTCGAAGAACTTCAAACCGCAGTCAAAGGCTATATCGAACTATACCCTTGTCGCTATGAAAATAAGCTGATCATCTGTGATGAAGAAGGATTAATCAAACATCGACCGGCGAACACAGTCTTTGCCAATCTCACAAATATCAAGCTTGTGGGTGATGTGCTGTTATGCCCAGAAGCAATCTTTGAGGCACCCGATGAAGAAGAAACTTAACTCATGCGTCTACGACGAATATAAAAGACTTAAAGGTCTTTTTGCTTTGGAAACACTGGACGAAAGTAAGAAAACGCTCATTGATGAACTACTTCAACAAATGGCTTTCATGAAGATGGAACTCGTAATTGTTCAAGAACAGATTGCAAGTTATGGATCCGTGCAAGTCACCAAGAGTGGCAAACAACGACAAAGTGAAGCCGCTAAATTCTATACAAAACTCGTTGCTTCTTATTCTTCAACCCTTAAAACGATCAATGCCATCCTTGGTAAAACCAGTGGTGGAGAAGATGACGAACTCGACAAATTCTTGAAGGGCATCTCATGAACTATCTACTCGAATACTATCATGAGATAAAAGAAGGAAGAATCCCGGTTGGCCAAGAACTTAAAGCTACACTCGATAAGCTCATAAAAGACCTTGATGATCCCCGATACATCTTTGATGAGAAAGCCGGAAACATTAGAATCCAGTTTATCGAAACCTTCTGCAAACACACTAAATCGCCATTTAATGGCGAACCTTTTATTTTAGAGTTATGGGAAAAAGCTATTCTTCAAACAGCCTATGGTTTTAAAGAAAAAGCGACAGGACTACGTAGATTCAATGAAGTGGTGTTACTCGTCGCCCGGAAAAACGGCAAGACTACCTTTATTGCCGGCATTGATTTAGCGGAATTCTTCCTCTCTAAAGGTGGAGTGGACATCGTCTGCGCCAGTAACACGAACGATCAAGCCTCAATTCTCTATGAAGAAATCAATAATATGCGTGAGGGTAGCAAAGCTCTTCGAAGTGAAAAACGTTCAAAGAAGAACATCTTTTACATCTATTCACCCAAGACCAAAAATAAGATTAAGAAACTATCAGCTCAAAGCCGGAACAAGGACGGCTATAACATCGAAGTTGGATGTATCGATGAAGTCCACGAGATGACGGATTCGAAAGTCTATGATGCAATCAAGCAGAGCCAATCCACAAAGAAGGAACCGCTCATCTTCATCATTACCACTGAAGGGACAGTCACTGAGGGATTCCTTGATAAGAAACTAACCTATTGCCGCAAGATGATCAAAGGTGAGATAAGTGATGAAAAACTCCTTCCTTGGTTTTATACCCAGGATTCGCAAGAAGAAATTTATCTAGATAAAAGAACATGGAAAAAATCAAATCCATCTTTAGGCAAAGTGAAACTAGAATCTTATCTTGATGACATCATGAACAAAGCCCGAAATGATCTCTCCACCAGGGTGACGATGCTCTGCAAAGACTTCAACATCAAGCAGAGCGATAGTGGAAGTTGGCTCACCTATAATGACTTGAATAACGAAGAGCGGTTTAATATAACAAGTTTAAAAAATTCCTATGCTATTGGCGCCGTCGACTTATCAAACACCACGGACTTGACCGCCGCCTTATTACTAGTAATAAAAGACGAAAAGAAATACATCGTTCCCCATTTCTTCATGCCAAGTGATGTTTTAAAAAAGCGAATGGAAGAAGACTCCGTTCCATATGATATTTACCTTAAGAACGGTCTTTTAACACTTACTGAAGGTAGCCAAAACGACTTTTCATTAGTGACGAAGTGGTTCCTTAAGATGGTACAGGTTCATAACATCCGTCCACTATGGGTCGGATACGATCCATGGAATGCTCTTTACTGGGTGAAAGAAATGGAAGAAATGGGTTTTACAATGGAAAAGGTTCGCCAAGGTGTCTACTCATTAAGTGAACCAATGAAACAGCTTGAAGCGGATTTAAAGAACAAGCTCGTTATCTATGATAACAATCCACTATTAAAGTGGAACCTAGCTAACACTCAAGCAAAGATTGATATCAATGGAAATATCCAGCCAAGTAAACTCGGGAGTAAGTTCAAGCGTATTGATGGAGCAGTGGCTCTCATCATTGCCTATGCCGTCCTTAATCGCTACAAAATCGAATATGAAGGGATGATAAAATAATGGGACTTTTTAAACGTAAGAAAAAAGAAAGCGTGACTGGAATTCTTCCGCTCAACATCGAAGCGGTCTTTTCTAGTTTTGGCACTAACATTCTTAATAGCGACACCGTGCGAATTGCCATTGACCGAATAGCCAGTCATGCTTCTAAACTCAAACCACGGCACATCAAAAAAGAAAAAGATGCTCTTGTGGAAAGTGAAAGTGACATCAATTTTCTTCTCAAAAATTCACCTAACTCACTCATGAACCCGACAACTTTTCTTTATCGCATTGTCTCTTTACTTTTCATCAATAACAACTGCTTTATTTATCCCTTAACAAGTGTAGATGGAACTCTTGAAGGACTATTCCCCCTAAGGCCCAGGACGGTTGAAGCAATTAAGGATGAGCCAGGTCAGTTGTTCCTCAAATTCTTCTTTGATAGTGGCGAAGAATACACGCTTCCATACGAAAATGTCATTCATTTGCGTAGATTTTACTGCGAAAATGATGTGTTCGGCGGTAATGGAGCACTAAGCGATCATGCAACTCTAATTAAGACCGTATCGATTAACGACTCGATTCTAGCGGGTATCGATAATGCCATCAAATCATCCTTGCAGATCAAAGGACTATTGAAGATGAATGCGATGCTTTCCCAGGAAGATAAAGATAAACAAAAAGCCATCTTCGATACCGCTCTTCGTACCTCGATTAAAGATAATAACTCGGCCATCATACCAGTGGATCTAAAAGCAGACTATGTTCCATTAAACAGCGACCCCAAACTCGTTGATGCAGCAACTTTAGAATTTCTTAACGAAAAAGTCCTCTCATACTTCGGCATTAGTAAGCCGATTTATATCAATAAATACACAGAAGAAGAATTCAATGCTTTCTACGAAGGAACCATTGAGCAACTCTCCATTCAATTAAGTGAAGAATTCTCTAGGGTGTTGCTTACCAAAGAAGAACGAAAAAAAGGCCAACAAATAATCTTTTATAGTGAAAGACTTCAGTATGCTTCATGGAATACCAAAGTGAATGCCATCGAAAAACTAATGGGGTTAGGACTCATGAGTCTCAACGAAGCACGCTCTTTGCTTGGCCTAGAACCAGTAGAGGGTGGGGATAAGCGCCTTCAAAGTCTCAACTTCGTAGATCAGACGAAAGCCAACCTCTACCAAGTTGGAGAGCAAAACAAAAAATCAGAGTGAACAGAGCCATGTATTAAAATCTTGAATCATAGACAATGTATTATTAAGGTATTTCTCTTGGTGGTTTAAAAACGATAGATTTTGATTATGTTTTTCAAAATCAAGTCTTTTAAAATACTGATGAGTAATGTCGTTGCGCCGTTTGAGAATTGTATGTAATTGATTTAGTTTATTTTCAGGAAGAAGTTCCTTTTGCCTTACTAACTCAATGATTTGACCTAATGTCATTTCCGCAAAGGTATCTTTATTAAGTTTTCTAAGTAAGTTCCATTCAATGTATTGAGTAATTTTTATTACTTCTGCAATGATAATTTTAAGTCGATTGTTCACATCTTCAACAGGGTTAATAAAATACATCATTTGAAACCCTCCTCGAGAATATGTTCTAGCATATAAAAAGCTGCCGCTTTCTTGGCTTCCTTCTTACTGGTTGCCGTTTCTTCAAAGAAGTAATCGTAACCCTCAACTGTGCAACTGACCTTCCAAAATTGGCCATTATCGAATATTTCTTCATATGAATATTGTGCTTCGCCAATATACCCTTTTTGATACAACTCTTGTAACTGATTAACTGCTCTATCCTCCGAAGGTTCGCCAATGATATCAGTGGGTGTGAAAAATAAATTGTTCTCAACTAAATAGTCAATCACTTCTTTTGCGATATCCATTTTGGCGACTTTTCGACTATCAGCTTCGCTTGAAAACGTGTTGTCCCCCAAAGTAAGTTTGAAACGCCAGTGATAAACTTTATCTCGAAAATCATCCCCATAAAGCCATTTTGCTTGTCTACTATTATCTTCATCCCATAAGTCTTCATATTCATAGGGAGGTAGTCCCAACTTTTTCTTTTGATACCACTCTTGGAGTTTTCCGATATAGTTCTCACTAGTAGCTTCAAAGTTGCTTTCAATATAGGAATATGGGTCTAACATCAAATCTATTAATTCTTCAATTTCATCTTCATCAAAATCCGAATCAATTGCAACTGCACCCACAATTGCTTCAAATAAATCCTCTTTTACTGAATCTTGTTTAATGACTTCTTGTTGACTGTCTCCTTTACCAACTTGAAGATACTGAGCTAAGTTTAATTCATCAATTTTACTCGCTAGCATCGATCTTTGAATCAACTTATTTTTGAAATCAGTAAGTTGTTGCTCGCTTTTTGAAGAGATTAAGGGTTTGTTGTCTTCGACATTTGTATAACTATCTACGAGACACTTCAAAATATAGTTAGATAGGACTCCGTCACCAATAAACTCAAGGACTTCATTGTCTTGTTTTCCAGGATGTTCTTTTGAGTAGGACCTCCGTGTAAATGCTTGTTCTAACAAAAGTCGGTTGTTAAAGTTGTAGGATAAAATTGTTTCAATCTCGTGTATGATATTTTCTTTCATAAAAAATATCCTCCTCTCTTTTGTGGATTGGAAGATGTATAAATAACTCAAAAAGAATAAGCCATATGATTTATAAATTGGTTGATATGATTCTTAGAGATTTATGATATCACCAGTGGTGAGAAGATAAATCATTCGATCCATATTAAGCAGTTATAAACTATACATCTACAGCAATATTTTATCATATAAATGAAACTGCACAACCTCAATTTTTACTAAATCATAATAATTAGTCTTCAGTTTGACCCTTAAATGCAAATGACCATCTTTATACAATCAACTTTGTATAGAGGTGGTATTTTTAATGAACAAAGAAATCCGTTTATCCAATTTGCGATTT